GCTGTATCACTTGTAGCTTCTAAAATTATATAATTGGGCCTTTCTTGTATTGTATTTGCTGCAGGTTGTGTTGCTTTTCCAAATGCACTGGGAGGTAATCCCTTAGGACCTTGCCTGTCTGCGTCTGTTCGCATTCCTGCAGGCAAATTAGATCCGCTTAAGTTTTCATATGACATATTTTTTTCTCCCTATTTCCAAGCTGTTCTTTTTATCCAGATATCTCTAAGAACATCTGCTATCACACTTCTTATAAGATTCTTTATCGTTCCTAAATCTTTGTTATCAAGAGCTTCATGAACTCTTTTTTTCTTTTTCTTTCGATTCCCTTTTCCGTCGTCTTTAAACGCAAACGGCGTGCTATATCCATCAATGCTTGCTGTTGTAGTAACTTCTTCAACATTTTTGCTAATGATTGTTCTAATATATTCACGTAATTTTTTTTCAAAAGATTCATGCATTTTTTAATTCTTTCAACAATTCATAATATCTCATAAGCTGAACAACAACAGAGTCTTTGACGACATTTTTGTTATTTGTTTTGCAAAATTTATGAATAGAATTTATCGCCTCATTTAATTTTATTGAAGTAATTTTATCTTCAATATTTTTTTTATGTTTTCTTAATTCTTGTATTAAATATTTTATTTCTTTTTCTATAAATTCATTAAATAAATTTGTATTAGAAATATTATTAATATATTGCCTTAATAGATTTTTTTGCTTTAAATCTAAACTAGAATATTTTTCGTTAAACTTTTCTAATAAAATTTTATATGAAAGTAATCTTAAATCTGTGTTTTCTGGTAAAACATTTTTATTTTTTGATTTATCACCCTTATTTGTCGTGACGTGTTCAATTAAATTAAAATGTGATTCAGTTTTTATTTCTGGAGAAATTTTATCATAATGTTCAAATAAACTATATATCGATGCATATATTCTATAATTTTTTAATTTTGTTGATAAAAGATTTTCTAAATCAAAATTTGCTTTTATTTCTTTTATTAAATTATATTTTTCTCTTCTAAGCTTAGCGTTATTTAAGTTATTTCTTTCACGAATGGCTTCATTAATAAAAAAATCAGCCTCTTTGTCAGTTTTAAACTTTTTACTTAAAATAATATTATATAGTGACAATTCTTTTCCTAATTCTCTATTCTCATTAAATTTGCTTTTTATGATTTTAATCGCTTTGCTTTTTTTATTTTTATTTAAAACATCTGCAGTTACTTGCCTCAACAAAAATTCAAACAGCATTCCTGTATTTTTTATCTTAGAATGCTTTAATTTTTTGCCATAATTCATAATAATCTCCAATTTCCAATTATTGAGAAAATGATATACTTTTTCATATATAAATATAACTTTTTTAAGTTATTAATAAAATTAATCATTGTTTTCTTCGTCTAGTATAACATCTTCATTTAAAATTCCTATAGAATTTATTTCTTTTCCAAAGCTTTGTTTTAGCTGATTCAATAATCCTTCTTTTTTTACAATCGTTGCGCCTTTACCTGGATAAAGAGGACTTCCACCTTTAAACTGTCTTTTTCCATGTCTTTCTCGCTCATACTTTGTCGCGTCTTTCAAGTCTTTTCCATCATATTCATTTCCGTATTCTTTTGTTTCAGTACCGCTTCGTCTGTCTCCACCCCATTGAGGAGATCTTGCAGAGTCATCGCCGTCTATTGATTCTTTCTCTCCAGTCTTAGCTGGATCATTTCCTTCCATAGCAATTTGTTCCATTCTGAATACTTGTTTTTGATCTTCGATAATTCCTTTAAATATCTTCTCTTTTTCCATTTTATCTAAGTCGTATATATTATCATAAATCCATTCTCTTGACAATAGTTTATTTTCCATAAGCGAGCTAGCTATATCAGTTTGTTGTGTAAGTAATTCTAACTTCTCTTGCTCGTGAATCATTGATGGATTTGTCAAATATAAGTCGAACTCTAGCAAATCTGAATCTGTGAATCCCTGTGTATACAAATGAATAATTGCTATTTTTGATAATTCTGCGCATACAATACTTTGAATTCTTTCAATGGTTCTCGAAAATCTTACATCTTCTGCTGCTAGTGTTGCCTTAGACCCAACACCTTCTTCATATCCTAAAAATGCTTTTGGAATTTTAAGCGCTGCCATCATTTTATTTCGTAGATATTCAACATCTTCTATTGCGTCATTATTTGTCAATCCGGGCAGAGTATCTATTTCAGTGCCACTGTCGCCTCCTCTAACTGGTAAGAAATAATCTTCAGTGACAGATTCTATATTATATCTTAAATTATAATCTCCAGTATTTTGATCCATCACAGGTATTTTTTTCATCTTATTGATTATCTTTTGCATAAAGCTATCAACTTCGTTCGGAGGTATGTTTCCAATATCTATTTTAAATACTCTTTTTTCAGGGGCTCTCATAATTCTATGAATCAACATTGCGTCTTCCATAAGCGTCAATTGTTTCCATATTCGTCTAGCACCCTCAATCATAGATTTTCCATACGGAAGATAATTTGAATCTGATAAAAATCTAAAATGCGCGACTTCATAGTTTTCAAATATTTTTTTATCATGTATAGAGCCCACTCCTGGAGAATCTGTTGTGATTTCAAATTGAACTAATTTTGGATTTGATGGATCATGATCTTCTAATCTTGTTACGTCATAAGGCGAAAATGGTTTTATGTTGACAACGCCATATTTATCTATAATTTCTAAATTTAAGAAAAAATCACCATATTTTGTTAAATTTCTAATCCAAGACCATAAATTAAATTCTATATTCATTATATCATAAAATAAATTATGTAATATTTTATGTACTTTCGCATTGTCTGTTTTTATAGTAAGAATTTCATCTTCAATATTGTTTACTGTGCTTTCATCGCTATAAATGTCTAAAGCAGAAGCAATAATTGGATCGCTGTCCATAAGCTCATAGTCTCTGAATAGCTCGTTCTTCGCGACTTCATACGCGCTCTTTGCATTTTGTGCTGCAGCCCACTTACCAGTGCCATATCCAGAACTCATAAGTCTGTTATATCTGTCTATAAAATTTGATAATAGCGCTGTTTGTCGAAAATCGACGTCTTTTACGACAAGCTTGTCATCATCAGTTTTTCTAATAACGATATTGCTTCTAAATAATTTCCCTAATTGTCTAAAAATGTTGTCTGCCATTTTTTACCTCACTTTATAATAACCATGTTAAATCTTCTTTTTTGCCGCCTATATCTATTTTCCAAGGATTTTCTTGTGGTTTCCCAACGCCCCCAAAATATACAGGCTTTTCTTCGTATCCCTTATTATGATTTAATAAAGAATCCATCATTGATCTTTGTAAATTATTTTTCTCTGTTTTTAACCTTAGCGCTGTATCTCTTATCCATAGCGCTAATGAATACGATATAACCAGATCGTCGTTATATCCTTTCATAGCTTCTGCCTTACTATTGTTATATATGAAAACAAGCAATTCATCAATTAATCTTATAGAATTTAGTTTTACTAATTTTTCTCTCGTATATTCTTCCATTTTTGCAATTATAAGAGGTCGAGTTTTCATAGTCGTTGCGAAACCAGCAATCATATTTCTGTCTTCTGCTCTGTATCTATTGCTAATCATTTGATGCTCAACGTCAACGTATTTAAGATCTTTTGATTGATAAAATAAATTTTTGTATCCTCTGTCTATTATCGTTTGAATAGTTGCCCAACCAACATTGTTATTTTCAACAACCAATAAAGCATCATTATATTTAGTTGCCAATTCAATCAAAAAATTTCCATAATCTGTTGTAGAAAGTTTTCCTTTATACTCTGCAACTTGGTTTAGCTTTTCTACATCAAATACTTGAGTTGCAGAATAATCAGTACCGTCGCCTCTCGCAACATCAGCAACTACAATATAATCTTTGTTCGCTAATGGATATTCCCATAACCATAAATTTCTATCTATACCTGTTTTTTCTATTGGTTCTTTTATTTGATTTTCTTTATACCATTCTAATATTTTTGGATCAACGACACCCGCGCCAGAAGATAGAAAATCAGTATCACATTCTTGCGAAGCTTTTGATGGCCCTAGTTTAATGTCTTGTTCATCTCTCCATTTTTGATCTCTATCAGGATGCACAGACCAATGAAGCTTAATAAAATTAAAATCATTAATTCTATCGATTGATTCAAGCCACGTTTTGTGAAACCAGTTTCCTACACCGTTTGGAGTAGAGAGAACAATACAATCTCCACCTGTTGCTAATGTCTGCTGCGCCGCAGTCCATATGTCATCTATTCTATCAATAAAAGCAGCTTCATCGAGAATCAAAAGAGAAAGTGCTTCAGATCTACCAGCTGATTCTGTTGCTGCGATTGCTTTTATTTGAGA